AGGTATAATAGGAGATAGCAATATGGGAATATTTACAAATTTATTTAATAGAAAAACTGTAGTGCCTGAAGTTAGAAATGTTCAGGCATTAATCCCTTCTAGGAATATATCTACAGTAACAATGGATTCTGCCCTATCACTAGGTGCGGTTTATCGTTGCATAAACATTATTGCAACAAGCGTTTCACAGTGTCCTGTGCAAGTATTTAGAAATGGTGTTAATCCCATATCTACCCCACCATTTATTGCCCAACCAACACTTGGAACAAGTCAGAGAAGTTTTCTTTTCAGGACTGCCACTAGCCTTGCGTTAGATGGAAATGCCTACTGGTATGTCACACGCAAGGCAGATGGTTCTCCTGTAAATATAGAAATACTTCCTGTTGGGCAGGTATCAATAGAAGTATTACATGACAATAGTCTTAGATATTCATATGCAGGACAGGTAATTGATCCCTACAACTTACAACATTTAAAGCTTTGTGATATTGCAGGAAGACCTACTGGTCTAGGTGCAATTCAGTCTGCAAGATTAGATATACAAAATTCAATTGATATAAGAAATTATGCAACAGAATTCTTTTCAGATGGTGCAGTTCCGTCAGGAATACTATCTACAGAACAGCATTTAAATGGAGATCAAGCGGAAGAATTAAAGGAAAGATTTGTTGCAACCCAACAGAAAAATACGCCTGCAGTTCTTTCTAATGGTCTTGAATACCAACAATTAAGCCTTTCACCTAAAGATTTACAATGGTTAGAAGCAAGATCATTTTCAATACAAGATATAAGTAGAATTTTTGGTGTCCCTGCAAGTTTCTTACTTGCATCAAGTGGGGATAGCCAAACTTACGCAAACCTAGAAACAGTAAATAGGGCATTCGTGAATTTCACGCTTATGTCTTACTTTGGTGTGATAGAAGATGCGTTCACAAGCCTGTTACCTAAAGGTGTAAGTGCCAAATTTAGTTTGGATGCATTTCTTAGGGGTGACACGCTAACAAGATACAACGCATACAGCACTGCTTTAAATGCAGGTTGGATGACTATTAATGAAGTAAGAGAATTAGAAGGAATGGGAATTTTAGAAGTACCAACACCTGATAATTCTACGGAGAATACAAACAATGCAACTGGAACATAGAGAATTTGAAATCCGCAATACGGATGAAGAAAATCGTGAAGTAACAGGGATTGCCGTTCCCTATAATGAAGTAACACAAATTGGGCGTATGAAAGAAAAATTCAGCCCTAATTCAGTGGTGACTAACAAGTTGCCAAAATTATTTCTAAACCACAATGAACCTATCGGTAGGGTTTTAAAGCTGAATGACCAAGCAGATGGATTACATATCACTGCAAAAATTAGTGACACAAGATCAGGTCAAGATGCGTGGGAATTAGTAAAAGATGGTGTCATAAGAAGTTTTTCAGTCGGATTCGTACCTATTGAACATGCACTTGATGGTGATGTAGTAGTAAGAAGCAAGATTGACTTGAAAGAAATATCCCTAGTGGCATTACCTGCCTATGAAGGGGCGGTAGTAACTGAAATCAGAAATGAACAGGCTACTGAAAACAATTTAGGAGAAACACAAAATATGGAAACACAAATTACAGAAACTGTAGATTTGAAACCTGCTATTGATGACTTAGATCGTAGATTAGCAGTAGTAGAAACTACAAAAATTGCTACCCCTGCCACATATTCAGTCAGATCATATGGTGAATATGTAAAAGGTTTGGTAACAGGTGATGAGAAATCACAAACACTTTATCGTGCATTAACTACAGTCAGTGATGCATCAAGCGTTGTAAGACCACAATGGACAAATGAAATTCAAGGAATTATTGACTTAGGAAGACCTGCAGTTAATGCGTTTAGCACTGCATCACTTCCTGCATCTGGAATGTCAGTATATTTTCCAAAAGTTACAGCAGTTCCTACCACTGCAGTTCAATCTGCTGAAGGTGATGAACTAAGCAATACTGAAATGACAATTGGTTCAGGAAATGCTTCAGTAAAAACTATTGGTGGATTTAATCAGGTATCACGCCAATTAATTGAAAGATCAGACCCATCATATATTGATGCCCTTTTCAGACTTCAATCAATTGCATATGCAAAAAAGACAGATCAGGAATGTTTAGCGGTACTAACTGCAGAAGATGCTAACTATGGAAACGCATCTGCATCCGCAGGTACAGCACAGGCATATTTAACTGCAGTAGCAGACTTAGCAGTTCACATTTACAAGTATGGTGGCTTACAGGCTAACTTTGTACTTGTTTCAGGTGATGTATTTAAAGATTTAGTTGGATTAGTTGATGGCGTAGATCGCCCACTTTTTGCAGCTTTAAATCCAACAAATAATCTTGGTACTGCACAAATTGCTACATTACAAGGAAATCTATTTGGTCTTCCTGTAATTGTTGATCCAAACCTTGCATCAGAAAAGATGTATGTCTGTTCATCACAGGCAATTACTAACTGGGAATCAGCAGGTTCACCATTCCGTATTTCACAGGATGATGTAACAAACCTAACTAATGAATTCGCAGTTTATGGATACATGGCTACAACCCTTAACAATGTTAATGGTATTGGTCGCATTACATTTTAATTAAATAAAGTTAAGGGGTTATGATGACTTGGGAAGATCTAAAATCTTATGTAGGTGCAACAGATAGTGATGATGTTTTTGTTGAAACATGTTGGGATGAATCAGTCCATTTAGTGAACAATTTTGCAGATGCAGATGTTGTTCCTGAAAAATTAATGGACAGGGCATACCTAGAATGTGGTTCAGAACTTTATCACCGCAGATCTGCACCAAATGGAATCGCACAATTTACAAGTTATGATGGATCACCTGTCAGAATTGCAAGAGATCCAATGACACCTGTATATGCCTTATTAAGAAGGTATGTACTTCCATTATGAATGTATTAACACAAGCCAAATATGATCTTGCAGAATCATTAGATGATGCAGGAATAAAGGCTGAATATTACATTCCCCCACGCATAACCCCACCTTTAGCAATTATTTCCCCTGATGCAGTCTATGTAAGACAAGGGGACACATTTTCAAGTTTTGAAGTAGGACTAGAAATAACTGTAATTGCACAAACTGCTTCAAACAATAAAGCAACAGAAAGTTTGGATGATGCGATAGTTCTTGCAATAGGTGCAATACCTGCAACTTGGACTATTCAAAGTGTTGAACAGCCTTTCGCATTAAACACTGGAAACGCTGAATATCTTGCAACCAAGATCAGTGTTACAGGACAAATAACAATTTAGGAGAAATAAATATGCCATCAAGCACAAGAATTAAAGGTAAGGATTTAGTCCTTACAGTAGATGGTGATGATTATGCTATGGATGCATCTTCAATCACCCTTACAAATGAAGACAAAGATGGGGAAGTTAGAACATTCGCTGACATTACCCCACCAAAACAATGGTTCTTTGAGATAGAAGCAATTCAAAGTACAGATGCAGGATCATTTTGGTCTTGGATTTGGGACAATGATGGAACAGAAGACATTCCTTATGTGTTCAAACCACATGGAAATACAACTGCTTCAGCATCACAACCACACTTCACAGGGACAGTTTCTGTAAAAGGAAAGCCACCTGTAGGTGGTACTGCAGATAGTACATTCACATTTTCATACCGCTTGGACTGTGACCAAGAACCAACAAAAGATACAACACCTTAATCATGTCAGCCGTTGTAAAAATTGAAAATCTGAACAGAATACTTTCAGCTTTAAAAAGGACTGGAATAGATGCACAAGATCTTAAAGGTGCAACTAGAAAGGCTTCTGCCTTGGTCTTACCTATTGCAATTGCAAGAACACCTGTTAGAAAACAAAAATTACAACGGACTGTCAAGGCTTCCACAGCCAAAAATATTGTTGCCATTAAAGCAGGAACACCAAAATCAGTTCCTTATGGTGCAGTAATTCACTGGGGATGGAAAAAAAGAAATATTGAACCAAACCCTTGGTTATTAAAAATCAGGGATGAATATTCAGATGATGTTAAAAACATTTACACACAAGAAATACAAAGACTTATAGACCAAACTATGGATGGGATTAAATAATGAAACTAGAAGATATTACCTTGGCTGAAATGGCTGAAATTGAAAAGAAGGCTAATGCACCAATTGCATGGTTATCAGATGATGATAAACCTAAAGCCCTTTTACTTCAGGCTTTAAATTGGGTAATCCAAAAAAGGACTAACCCAAATTTCACCTTTGATGATGCAGGAAAAACACCTTTACTTGAAATCAATAACTTGATTGAAGTGGATGTAGAAGGAAAAAAATGATGGGTGCTGAATTATCAGCACAAAGAATTGCAAGGTTTTGTTTGGCAACACAAATGTCACCTTCAGAAGCAAAAAAACTGACAGTGGCTGAATACAACGCATTTATAGATGCATTAGGAGATAGGGAACATGGCTAAAGGTGCAGTAGCACAAGTTACATTTATTGGTAATGCCAAATCCCTACTAGGTGCTACCAAAAATATCAATAAAAACCTTGGACAATTAACCAAGGGCTTTAGCAGATTAGGTAAATTAGCAAAAGCCACTTTTGCAGTTTTTGTTGCTAATCAGGCAATAGGCGGATTAAAAGGAATTATTTCTGCAGGTGAACAAGCGATCAAAACACAAAATAGATTACTTGCCATCTTTAGAAAT